CTTCTTTCCCCGCCCTATTCTGACCCGCCCAAGGCGGGCATTCTACGAGAGGTAGAAGGGTATCGGCACGACACATCTGTCAAACCAGACATCGTGAGCAATGAACTCCACTTCCTTTTTCTGGGGGTTCAGTAGGGTGAATTTCAGGCAGATGCCTGGTTTCAGACCTCCGTCAGGGTGGGTGCGGTTGCCCATCAGGCCCGCAAGCATCTCTGTCGGGATCTTCGTCTCCAGTATCGTTTTCTCCCCTACAAGGCACGCCTGCACGGTTTCCATCACTTTCCTCCAGCACGCTCACATAGTTCTCAAGGATGTATGGTGGGTCTTGCACTATTGACTTTGGTATGTTCTTCGGGTCAAGCTCGCTCCGCGACTCCTGATAAGGTATGACTGCTCCGCACTGGTGGCAGAGCCACCCTTCAGAAGGCGAAACGAGCTCCGCCACTCCTTTGCATTTCTTGTGTAGTACTACGAGCATCTTGTACCTCCCTGACTGCGAGAACCTTTCGGTATCCGCAGTTCATACAGTACAGGTCAGACCTTGTCTTGAACTTCTCCGTAGTCAGGGCTCCTCCGCACTTGGGGCACGCTTTGCAAAACACGACCATCTGTTCTTTCCTTTACTTTCAGATTGTTGTAAGAAAGCAAAGTCCCGCAGAATACGCAGTATTCCACAAAAGCAACTGGCAGGCGTATATCCATATCTGGGCTTCTTGACCTGTCCCACAGCATCTTTCCCATCTTCTCGTGCTGACAATCCATCTTACCTCCTTTATGTGCTAACCTTCTCCCGCCCGCCCACCAGTCCAGCAGTACTACTGGCGAGTGGACGGACTGCACCAGCGTCTTCCCCCTTTCAGCTAATCCCCATCAGCCGAAAACATTGAAAGAACGCTGAATTTCCGCCCCGCATAGAGCGGACGGGAAAGGGCTATGTATGTCCGTTTAGCCGTCCTTTTATGAACGCAACATCTGTTTCCAATTTTCCCACTCGTTCTCTCATCTCTTGTTTGAACTCGTGAAAAGAGTGCAGGTCATTATTCTCTATATTATTTACTCTCTTTTCCAACTTACCCGCACCTTTTGCATTAAGCCAGTAGTCAGACCAAGGAACCATTATTTTCCATAAAAACAGCAAAACGACTGCGGAGGGCGTGGCGTATTTGGCTATTTCTACGATAGGGTCGGGCATATTTATGTTCCTACTCCCATAAGGGTGTACAATCGAGGAGGCGTTGGGGTTACCTCTGGCGCTTCCCCCGCAGGCGAAAACGAAGCCGCGGATATAGCCCAGCTTTTGTATTCCGTCGTCCAGCTCATCGTTACCGAGCCAGCTGGGGTCTTGGGCCCTTCCGTGCTTCCTGCGGCGTGGTTATCATCATCTGAAGCATTCTGCTCCCATCGTTCCGTTTGTCCAGCTCCCGCAGTGCTTACTGTTGGCGTAACCACCCGTATCACATCCACCACCCAGCTATTGTCCGCCACCGTGGTTACATTGACGGTCGGAGTGTTATTAGCNCCAACTGCTCCNTTATTCGCGTCTGGCTGTCCCGTCTGAGCCGCTCCTGTAAGCGATATGGCTCCCGCTGCAAGCACAGTATTGGTTCCGCCCATCGTTACCACCACATTGTTCGCTCCCGTTGCGGGGTTCACAAGATACCACATCTCTGACCTTCCTGCTGGGGCAGTCGTATCATCATCTGACCGTATCTTGGTAAGAGCTACCGCATTGTAGGTAATTCCACTCACCGTTCTGTCCGCAAGAGTGGCATCCGTAATCGCAACACCAACTGCGAGTATGAGGTTGCTTCCCGTATTCGTCTTGGAAAAGGTGATACTGCTCGCTCCCGTTACTTTACTGGAGTTGGCATTGTCAAATGCTATTGCCATATCAAATCACCATATACGGATTAGGATAATCTGCGTTATTTCCGATGTCCCAATACTCCTGCTGATTTGTCTTGACGCGTTTTTTCAACCCGTTGGGATACGCAAATTCGTGGTAATATGCCTTTCCTATAACTTTACAAGGAGTGAGCAGAGCAGTATTTACCTGGAATTTCTCCAATTTGCTAACAGGAATAACATCAAAATTGTTTTCCTCTTTGCTATTGGAAGACAACCTGCAATATACTACGCTTTTTTCCTCATCTTGGGCGTAATATGCTTCTTCCATATCTCCAGAAGGCGTGTCAAATAGCAAAGTTTCGTAGGAATGGAGCCATTTCAAGGGAGTTTTTCCTTCCAGGCCAGCAGTTTGAATATCCTCTACGGTTGCAGGCACTTTTTTGTTATTCTCGTCCAGCTTCCAAAATGAAACAGATGGAAGAGGGTTAATGTCCATTCTCGGAACCTCAACGGCTTTTTCTCCTACCGCAAGTTCTGGTGTTCCCGCAGACAATTCTTTTATCACTCTCGTTTTTTCGTCAATGATCGCCTGCATTTTATGTGGAGTACTATTCTACTTACTAAACTGTAAATCCTTGTGCAGAAATTAAAACTGAAGCTACGGTATTTATTGAAGCAGTAAATGGCTGGTTGCCTCCAGTTTTTAGAGCATTCGGATAAACTACATTAGAACCTCCGCCCGCTGGAGCTATCGTATATCCAAGAATTGAACCACCGGCTGGACTTCCTGCTAATGTAACCAATACTGAAGATGGCCCATAGTTTGCAACTTGCACTCCTGTAATATAAGTGGCTATCGCACCTCCTTGCCCTCCAATAACAGCTACAGAAGCTCCTGTATTACTTCTCAAGTCAGCAATTCCCGATACCCAAGAAGCTCTCGGAGCGTTCCATGAGATAATAGAAGATTGTGGATTGGCAGATATTACGGAAGTATTGCCGCCCAACACGGCTACTATTGAGCCAGATTTAATATGTGCAGCTACCGAACCAAATCCTATACCTTGATCCGCCGTAATTGTTCCAGAAGCTACAACCGAACCGCTAACATTTTGTGTAGTCGGGAAGTTAAGGACCTGAACAGAAGAATTGCCCGTAGTTCCTCCTGCGGTGATAATTGAAGCGTTAGTAGACATAAGTCCCGCAAGGACTTGGAAAACGCTTGGATTTGATTGGAATGCTACAACGCTTCCTGCTGTGTTCACGTCGGGAATTCCTGATATTCCCACATTTCCAAATACAGAAGCTCCAACCAGCATGGAAGAAGGAGTCGAAGATATAACAGACACTCGGTGAGTTCCTATCTGCGCGACATCTACTGTTCCTGATACGCTTTGATTAGCGGCAGGGGTGACTGTAGCTGATGTGGCCAATACAGAACCAGCCAATTGGTAGGAAACGATAGAAGAGTTATTGAATGCTACGTTTTGAACTGCGGGGAAATTTGCAACATTTACAGGGGTAAGGCCAATAATACTTGCTCCCACTAACATAGAGGAAGGGGTAGAACTAAGCACAGAAACTCTCCAAGTACCCTCTTGCACTACAGAAGCAGAAGAAACGGTCGCGCTTAGATTTCCCTGAATGGAACCAGTAATCACCCACGGATTTGTGCCTTGCAACGTAGTTACGGAACCAATTACATTTGCTCCGTTCAAAAGCATCACCGAAGAATTCGTGGTTACGGTTGCCACAGAGCCGCCAACAATAACTACAGGAGCGTGTCCAAGCACAGAAACCGCGCCCTGTACAGAACCCGTAAATATATAGGGATTTGTTCCCTGAATAGCAGTAATAGAACCTAATGTGGCAGTCCCCCCAGGAAGTTGACCGAAGATAGAAGCCCCCGTTAGCATTGAGGAAGGGGTACTAGATATAACAGATGTTCTCCATGTTCCCTGTTGAACCACAGAGGCGGAAGAAACGGTCGCCGATAAGTCTCCTTGTATGGAACCTATTATAACCCATGGATTGGTACCTTGAAGAGTAACTACCGAGCCAATAGGAGCAGTACCGGCCGGAAGCTGGCCTATAATAGAAGAACCGACAGTTCCACTAACTGATTGATTAGCCTGTGGATAGGTAAAGACCGAACCTATTACTGACTGCGGATTGTGTATTGGTTGATATGCCATATATTTATTTGAAAGCTATACACCATTCGTTACTTACTTCGCTTGTGGTGTAGGTGGCGTAGATGGAATATTTTCGGTCATTATCAGCCGACGGAACATACGGGTCTGGAAAAGTAGGATAGCCTGCTTCATTCATTGCTGACCCAACGACGCTGGTATCGGTATCATACACCGCACTCATTGTCGTCCCAGCATTTTCTCCGTATATTAGCAACCAATAAGTTGCGGCAGAAATTGATGGTGGTGAACTAAAAGTGAAATCATAGAATGCAGCTCCTGCCCCATCAATTATAGTTTCGGTGGTTCCCCCAAGAAAGGTGTTGTCGACATTGTAAATAGCTGTTTTAGCAACCCTGGTTCCAGTATCATTCTCAAGAGCAGCAGCAGTCATCTTGGTTAGTGTTCCTGCTTCAGTTGATGCAAACTTCGTTCCCTCTAAATCGTTGACAATGTTAACAGTTGTTCCTCCTAATGTCGTATATCCAAACGTCGGGTCTATCCTCACAGGATACACTGCCTCATCAAGAAACTTCTGCGGGACGGTTACGCTCAATACTCCATTCAAGTAATTCAACTCTGCCCATTCTTCCATCCCGTTTGCGTCAATAGCTTTCGGGCGGTAAATATGAAACGCCTTGCCTGTGACGTAGTTTGTGCTACCTATTCGATGATTTGCTTTCGTCTTGTGATATACAGCGTAACTTCCTACCACGTTTTCGGGGCGTTCGGCTCCTTCGTCTATTTCTTGCTGGGTAAGTGCTGGCTGGTAGAAGAAGTTCAGGTTTTCTGTTCCTGTAAGTTGAAAATTAAAAACATTGCTCAAGGGCTTTTCTTGTAAAATAGCCTCAAACTCAAATGTTTTTTCATCTCTTCTATATGCTCCCGCCATGACCCATTCAACGCCGTTCTTGATAAGCCTTCCCATTCCACCAGGGTAGGAAATGCCAAGCCTCACCTCGCCATTCCACTTCTCCAACACCATTTCTGGCTTATTCAAACTGATAACAGCATGTTTCTTTCCTTCCTCTGGTACTTCTTCTGGAATTTCGAAAGCAATTCCTTGAAATATAAATGTTTGTAAGAATTTAATGATTCGCGTCATGTTACATGCCAATTGGCATTATCGCTTATCAAATCTATCGCCGTATATTGTGTTTTCATCAAAGCCGTGCCTGCTCCGTCAATTGTTTCAGAGCCATCTGCTCCCACCAAAACACTACTTGCTGCTTTATTCTTTATCGTATATAGGTTTTCATTGCCCACTGCCGTTGGCAATGTAAGCTTTATTCCATCCCCTGCTATAATCACATAATCTGTAGATGCAACTGCCGCTATTACCGAAGAAACGTTTACAGTGGATATATTGCGATTAGTGCCAGCACCACCTGTTGCGGCAATAGTCAAGTCCGTGGTCTTTAAGTTATCGTTATCACTGTAAGAAAGAGTTACATTAGAACCTGCCTTTATATTCAAGTCGGTATATCTTCCAAGTGTAGAAGGATTATTCCCCACTAAGATATTGCGGTTCATATTCCCACCCCTGCCTATAGCAGACATGGTATCCCTCCGCAATTTCTTTATCTCCTCCTCCAACAATCCAACAGTCTCTTTGGTTTCTATTAGGATTTCCTCTGTTTTGTCGCTCGATTCTACCTTTAAATCAGAAACCAATTTCTTTAACTCATTTTCAGCATCCTTTATTTGCTTTTCAAAGTTTGGGATTTCTACTTTACGCTTTGAAATATCCTGTATATCTCCCCTTAAGTCTTCCATTTCAGCGGACAACATTCCCAATCTTTCCAAGCTCGCGCTCCTTTGTTCTACCATTGCCGATCTAAGAGCGTCCAGCCTTTTGTTCAAGGTATCTGCCAAACCACTCTCGCTCTTTTTTAGTTCTTCTTTTAAGGCATCGATCGTGCTGAAAATAGACTGAATCTCTTTCTTAATTTCAGCTATGCGTTTCTTTGCCATTGCGACTGTCTTTGTCTCCGCTTCCTCCCTCATTTTATCTGCCACTCTCGCCATCTCTTTTTCCACGGATTTGAAAGCCACATCTAAGCCAGACTCCTTATTGGACATTCCGGCAAGTATTTTTCTAAGTTTTGTCTTGTTCGCCATCGTCTTCTTCAAGAGCACTTTGTATGCTCTCTTTTATACTTGACACTTCTTCTTTCACCATATCCCGCATTTCCTTTCTTAATTCCTCTATTTTGGCTTCTATATCAACTTCTGGCCTTTTCTCTGGCTCTACCTCCCCTAAAACGCTCTGTGGCGAATCTGAAGGGGTTTCTGGGGCGTTTTCTTGCTTGAGGAGCTGTTGGGAAAGACTAATAGCAAAAGCCAAAGCTGCCGCGGCTTCATCAGGAGTCATTTCGCCTGTTTTGTCTTGACTATTGACTTGTATTTCCTCTTGTGCCATAATGATTATATGCTAGGATTTATTCTTTGGATTATCATAATTGGTTGGACGCTATCCTTAACTGGCTATTTGTTATCCAAGTATATTTTTAAGGATTGGGACGATCGGTTCTCTTAATAATTTCAAGTAATTCCTTATCTCCTGCTTTCAGGGCTTTTTGAATAATGTCTAAGTTCCGTTGCAATACTTGCTCTAAATCCAAAGCATTCATTACCTTATACCCCACTCCTCTCGGCAATAAACCACCCACAATCCCTCTAATACCACCACCAGTCAAAACATCTAAAGTTTTGGCTGCTTTATAGCCAAACTTCTCAACTAGGCCTCTTTCTTGGATTCTTTGTTGCAATTTATTGACTGCTTCAGTATTCTTTCTAACCAAATCTTTAACTCTATACAAAGAACTAATTGATTTATCCATTTCTTGGGCTATTTTGCCGCTTAATCCTTGACGAGCTATAGTTTTCAAGGCACTCCTCGTATTTTCAAACTTAACTGCATTCACCGAAGTTCGGGGTTCTCCAATTTTACTAAACGCCTTTTCTCCAAATTCAATTCCATATTGCCGAGACAGGTTATTTACTTCTAACCGAGTAAGCCCTTGTGTTTTAGCTTTAGTCAAAATGTCATCCATATTCTGAAGAGCAACATCGTCTCCTATGGATGTATAAAGTTCTTTGAGATGTTCCAATGCTCTGCTCACATAATCAACGCTCACAGCTTTACCAGCAGCAGTTTTACCAGTTAGTTTCAACTCTTCTAATCCAATGGATGTAGTATTATCTAAAACCTCGTCCACTTTTTTGGACAAACCTACAATTGATTCATTGATTTTGCCAGAAAGCTCACCATACGTTTTAACCCCAGTCGTATCTAAAGCCTTGAAGGCCTTAGCTCCCGAAACTATATCCCTAGGTTTCCCTTGCAGAACTTGCCCTATGGCTTGTTGAGGAGTAGGCGGTGGAGGGCCTAAAGCTTTTTGCCCTCTGCCCATCAATTGTTTTCCTGTTTGAACTCCCGCCTTAGCTCCCGCAATACCAGTTTTCGCTCCTTTAATACCTGTTTTGATTCCTGCTTGAACACCTTTAGTTGCTCCAAATATCCCAGATATATCCAAAACATTCTCAATGTCTTTAGAAGCTTCAGGATATTTCTGAGACCATTCCGCGTACTTTTGCATAGGTTCCGTTCCTGCCAGCTTACTTCCGACAAACTCCGTAGCTTGCTTAATTCCTGGAGCTTCCAATAGGGGCGTAAATGCAGCTTCAGCTAAAGCTCCTACAGTTCTCACCCCACCACGAAGAGAAGCCTCAACCTGCTCAACAGGAGCACCCGATGGCCTTGGCTTTGCCCCAGCGAAAACACTCTGCTGGGTTTGTATATCTTCTTTCAACCCAGTAAAGGTTTCTTTAAGACCAGTACCAACACGCTCAAGATAACCTGGCTGTTCTTCTTCAACAGGAAATGCCTCTGGGACAGATTGAACTATTGTTCCGGGCTTTCCTCTAAAAAATTGTTCTCCTGATATTATAGGCATATTATTCAGAATAAAATACGCTTCCATCCGGGAGAATTCGCCCAGTTATCCCATCTTCATTTTGTACAATATCTCCGACAGTATAGTCTTGTCCTCCTACATTTACCTTAGAATAGCCATAGATAGATACTCCAAGTGCTTTCGCCTTTGAATCCAATATAGAGTTCATATTTTGTTCGAACTTGTTTATTTTATCTTTCCCAGAAGCACCAAATATACCCAATGGTTTAGTAAATCTCCCTGGCAGCATAGAACTATAGAACTCTTCCTCTTCTTTAGTGATAACAGCTCCCGTTCTAGCACGAGCAAGAAGATCAACTATTTCTTTTCTAGTTGCTAAGTAGTTTGTTTGTTCTCGTGCGCCAAACACTTTTCCTATCAATCCTCCAGTAATACCTGCTTGTAGCTTGCCAGAAGAAACTTTTTCCCACTCTGTATTTAGAATACCTATTTTCTTTGTAATATCGTACAAAGAGGACATTGCATCTTCTTGTGTCGAAGAAATCCTGCTCGACTTCACTCCTGTGATGGTATCAACGAAAGTTCCTGCTGGTTTTGGAAGGGCTTTTCCAGCCTGAGAGACAAATCCAAACGTTCCTTTAGGCATTCCAGTTGGAATCATACCAGTAGAAGCATACTGCTGCGCAAAGGCAAGTATCTCCACAGGATCTTGCGTAGTCTTTCCAGAAATTTCATTGTATATCTCAGCTCTTTGAGCCTGCTCGGTAAGTATTTGTTCCCTTTTTACCTCGAGGCCTAACTCTCTTTCTTGCATTTCAAATGCTCTTTCTTCACCAGCCCTTAAAGCTGCCTGTCTAAAACCACCAGAAGGAAAGCCATAAGTTTTTTCAATCAATCCCTGTGTATAAGGATCGCCTTGAGCGGCGTTCCAAAGTCCGTCCCAGTCAACCGCTTTAACTATCCTATCCAAAGAAGCCACGGCATTAGTCTGCATTTTTTGTTTGTAATCTGCTATCTTAAAACCAAAGTTCATCATAGTTTCAAAACGCTGATTTGCTTCCTGTCTATCTTGAGCAGTCAAATTCAACATCGTATCGAGGTACTTCTCTTTCGTATTCCTCGTTTCAAGCAAAGCGTTGTAGTTCTTTATCAATTGTTTATTACGAGAGTTCGTAAGAGCCAAAACTTGACTGTCCGTTGCAAAACCTCCTGCTTTAAGCACTTCATTACGAATATCATCCTCCGTGCCCTCAATAACCTGCTTCATATTCAAAAGTTCTGTATCAAGTTCCTGAACACCAGACTCCTTAAGAAGGCTTTTGTATTCTTCAATTAAACTGACGCGCTGATTCTGCTCTCCCATGTATTGCTGAAAAGCCAATACCACGCTTCCCAGAAACGGATCTGCTGAGATAAAGTTCTGCATCTGATCCGGCTTTTCAACTGGAGGAGTGTATTGCCCAATAACCTGCGCTACCCCTTCCAGCGTATCAGGAGTTTGAATTCCCGCGTCCTTAGCTGCCTGAAATCCTGTTTGAAATCTTGTAGCGTCAAAAGAAGGAGTGCCACTTAACGTGTGATACCCAGCCTGCCCTGGCAAAGGGTCAGTAAGCCCTCCCCCAGCGTATTGAGCAGGCGTCGTTTGGGTAGGAGCGATATTGCTTATAGGCAAAGGAGCTGCCACTGGTTTTATCGTTTCTTGTTCTACTGGTTGCTGTTCTTCTATTGGTTGCGGAGCAGCTACTTGAGGAATAGCTGTTTGTCCAGCACGAGTTCCAGATAAAGAATTATACCCTGGCTGTCCTGGGAATGGATCATGGGCTTTAGAACCAAGAAACTGTTGCGCTTGCTGTACGGTAGTTTGAGAACCCACAGATAAACCAGCTTTTTCCGCTTGTGCCAAAGTCCCCACTTTTGAGGCGATTGATTCTGCCTGCGCCTTCGCTTGAGCTAGTCCTTGACTAATTTGACTCAATGTTGCCATATATTTAACTCACCGATCCTGCGGCATCAATAAATGTTGAACCATTCCAAAATACTGGTCTTCCAATAGTAGTATCTAAATACATTTGTCCCGTGACGCTTCCAGTCGGCCTATTAGCGGTTGTTCCATTTAGAGTAACGTACTTTCTATTCACTACAGATAAGGCATCCGTTGGATTATCAGTCACTTTTCTATCGGTAAAAGCTTCAGACTGCATGTATTCCCTAATAACTCCTAATACTGCTTGTCTATCAAGTTCTGGCTTTAGTTCTTTAGTTTTCCCTATTTCTTCTGGCATTAAGATTGGACAAATTCGTAATCTATTTCAACCTTCTTCAAAACCCAATTCTTCGTTCCTACGTTCGTAATCCTCAATCCAAGCGCGTACGTCTCCTCTGTATCAGGGGAATATCTCACCAAATCGTCTCCCACGGTTACGTTATTCCCCACCTCAAAGCTCTTGTTCGAGTTTGCTATTGAGTTTCCGTCAGAACCTATAAGGTCTACATCAAACTCATTATTCGATATCAAAGGTTTCATGTATAATCTCACTTCTTTTATCGCAACTTTTTGAGAAAATAATTCAGTTTGTGTTTCATATACTCCAGCAATGGCAGTTCCTGAACCCGTAGGAACAGTGGTAAACTTATAAAGTTTGTATTTAGTAGTTGGGCCAGAATCAGTTTCCAAAGTCGAGAAATAAATCTTGGCTGAACCCACTTTATTATCTGTATATCCCGCCGAAGAAGCTCCATAAAAAAGATTTGAAACTATCAAGCAGACGGGTATCTGCTGAATATCGGTTTGAGTCGCGGCTGAAATTCGAAACAACCTGAATAAACCCGTTGGAATCTCGCTGTCATGTTGTCCATAAACCAGCAAAGAACCCTTCAACACGGCAGAATCCTGTTCAGGAGCGGCAAATCCCATAAGATTGCCAGTCGAAAACATCGCACCAAAGTTAGGCGAAACAGAATTGGGTAGAGAAATAATCTTTTGTCTGGCGGAATATAATGCCGCGCCGCCCAAGTCGTACCCCAGAGTGTATGAGTAAGGTCCAAACGAAGTATTAGCATTCAGTGAATACGCATTGTATGGATTATACGAAGTAATGCCTGCATCAGTTCCATTCCAATACATAAAGTAAGAGTCAGCAGAAGATAAAGAAGCCGTATCTTGAGTAATAACTGTCATATCTGCTTGGGAAACCCTGCTTACGACTATTTGAATATAGTTGCCATCTGGAGAAACATCTATGTCTCTTACTTGTGTCCCCGAAGGAAACGCTGGAGAGATTTTTGAATAAGAGATAACTAATTCGGTAGAGTCAATTTCTACGAGATTAGTTCCATTTCCAAAGTATAACTTACCTGCAAATTGAACCGATGGTCTTGGAATGCTTGAAGTGTAAGAAGATTGAGTCCCTACAAATGTTTCTGAAGTTCCATCAAAGTTGATTTTAGTTACTCCCCTGTCATGCCCAATAAATATCTTCTCAGTCGAGCCATAAAATTGGATTGACGCGCCATATTTGAAAGTCGGCGATTGAGCCGTTAATGTGGCCAATAAAACAGGGTTATCAAAATCAGGATTAAAAGTAGAGGGATTATTAACCTGAATTTTATAAAGCCTTCCTGTATGGCCAATAGCATACACATACGTTACCCCCGACTCTAAACGGGGACGGGCGGCCATTATCAAGTCCGTAATAACTGATTCTCCAGAGTCAATCCTATTAGGTTGTTCAAGCCAAGTAAGATTCCCAGGGTCTGAAAACGGATCGTTTCCATAAGTTTTGGAGTATTTGGCAAAACCGGAGTTCATGTCCCCTTTTTCGTATCTCGTCAATCGGCCGCTGAAATTTGTTATAACTTTTGTAGCCATTATATTTTTTCAACTACATAACCATCTGTAATTACACCTAAAGCAGAAGATGTATCAAAACCAGTAAGATTTTCAAAACTAACAGTTAAAGCTAATGTACTCGAACTTTCCTCTGCTAATATAGAAGACCTATAAAAAGATTGTATAGAACCATTGAATATCTCATCTTGCTTCACTAATCCACGAAAAATTAACCTTTGCGAGCTAGCAATACTCGCAGAAATTATCTCTACAATACACTCTCCAGCAAAACTTGGAACAACCGTCCCAGTTGTTTGTTGTCGAGCTAAAAATGCCACCAATGTAGAGGAATTTCCATATTGCGCTCTTGCTTGTATTCGTCCAATATCTCCGCCGCCACTCCTACTCATAACGGCAACAGTTCTTAATGGTATTATCGCTCTTATCACACCTTGAGTGCCAAGTGTGCTCCCAGGGATATTTACCGACATTACGCTTGTTATCACACCATCTGCTACAGATACAGTATTTATTGAAATATGTTTCGTCGCTACTCTTCCAACTGCCGTATCCGTCCACTTTATTCCTACGTCTTGAGTATTGTCTGCTACTAAAAGCTGGTTATTCGCTCCTACAGCTAGTTTGCTCAAAACAGAAGAACTTTGAGCCACAAGAATATCTCCCTTGGTATACGCAGTCTGTCCTGTTCCTCCTTTGTTTGCTGCTTGAACATGTCCCCCTCCATCTGAAGCTGCGGCGCGAACATCGTACATTAAAGTGCCTTGCGCCGAAGAAAGAGTGCCAACAAAAGTTTCAAGCTTCTTTACAGCGTCATTCTGCGCAGTCTCTATTGAAGAGTGCGAAGGTGAATTCAGTCTATTCGTAGCTGTCGGATCGGATATTGTGCTTAAAGTAGAGGGGAAATTACTCATACGGGTTTTGCGATTTTTGTATAAACACTGCCAACTGGCTTTGCGATATTTGTGTAGGCCGCTTGGTCAATCCCGTCATAAAAGGCATTTGCGTCGTCGTATGTAATGTCTAAGTCGTCATACGGCTCTTTTCCCGCAGGTTCAACATTTGTGTAATTAGCCCCCGTTGGTTTTGCGATATTCGTATAAGGCATCAGAATTCATACCCCGTCAAATTTATGTTGCTCGATTGTATGGGCTGCTGGGATCCACGACCTAAAGTAGCAGTAATCTCACTTATCCGTTCTTCATACTTCAAATTAAAAGCGTCTCCTTGTGAAATTTTCCCCAAAGAATACAGATGGCTCGCCGCCACCCTCCAGCCTAGAATTCTATAATCAAGAGAAGCAGGATAAGTTACAGTATCCGCAACAGCCGTATAATCAATGGGTTTCAAGAAATAGAATAGCCGTATAACCTGCGAAATATTATCTGAAGAAGTAAAAGTAGGGAATATCTCGTACCAATCTCCCCTATCATCAAAATACGGATTGTCTTTGCTTGCGTTCTTTCTTAACCAGCCAAATGACACATTGCCCTCAAGATTTGAAACATCAACCTGTTGAGCCCTTTTGTAATTTTGCGCGTTTGTATCAGCGTAATTTAACTCTATTGCCTTCAAAAAAAACATATCTGTCGGATAGAGATATGTTCCTACATTAACTGTTCCGTCTCTGTAAGCTTCCTGTAGTTGAGAAGCGTCTATCCCTTTGTTTATGAGTTTACGATGGAAATCAGCTTGGGCTTCATTGGCAAAGATAATTCCATTGGCATTGGTTAAGCCATTTGAATCTGTCTTAGCTTGAGTTCTAGCGAAAGTTAGAATATCACTGACTGCTGCTGGCATAATTTTGTGTCTTCACGGAAGTCCCCATGAAGGGACTTGCCGTCAAGAAACAAATTGTTAGCTTGATACTGCGCTCTCAACGCGAACAATGCGATATATCGCAACCGCATCCTCGAATCTCGTAACACCCAATGTAACCTTTCCACCAATTGAGGTGTAAAGATTCAATGGGTTGTTAGAGTCAGGCGTGGTCACGAGAATAGGCTCTGGCTGTTGGAAGAACCCCCAACCGAACGATGACTCGCCCAACATGGTTGTTGGGAAGACATTTACTGTTGAGTTAAAGTAGTTCTGCCAAGCTGACCTCAGATAGCGAACGCCCCTGAAATCACCCAAAGCTCCAGCTCGCAAGTCGTCCACCGAAGTGTAACGACCTACGTCGTTGAAAGAGCCAGAAGCTGTATTCGACATCAAGTCAGATTCCGCAAACGGATGAATAACTGCAACATAGTATTTGCCTTCATACGGACGAAGCCCAGCAGCGTTTGAAGCCGCGAGGTTTCGGTAGGCCTTGTTCATCTCCGCCTGAGTCAACAAGTCACCCGCGGCCAAACCGGCCCGCGTAGTCTTATTGCCTGCGTAAATGACGCCATTTGTCCCAGCATTCACCACTGTTTGAATAGCCGTGTCCACCAAACGAGCCAAAGAGTTGCGAACTTGCGTTACGCAACCGTCAACAACCTCGATAGCCGAGTTATGGACAAGCAAATCGGAAACCTGAACGAGTATCCCCCATTGGTATGGGCCGGTTGAATAGCTGGTAGAACCCCAAGTGATAGCTGAAGGATTCGTACCTTCTGTGATAGCCGCCACACCTTCTGTGGATGATACTGGGAATCCTCTTGCTGTCGCAGCCGCTCCACCTTGGATAGACGCTCCTGCACCGAATACAGAACCTCCCAAAGCTCCCTCGATAGAAACGTTAATCTGTACTGGAAGCTGATTGGTCTGCGGAAACAGAATTCTATCATATCCTTTCGGAGAATCTCTGCGGACTCCCAACCTCGCGTACTGTAATTGCGGCTCCAATACTCGGATTTCATCCCGGATATAGGAAATCAGCAATGCAGATGTGTCGGCTGAAGCTCCACCCCATCCTGTTCCTCTTACTGTTACTGGCATTGTATTGTTAAAGAACTTTCTCTTGTAAGGTTATACACTGATGTCTCCTCTTTCCACCGCTTTCAGAACTTCTTCGCGTTTTTCTTCGCGCGTCATCTCTTCAAGCGGTTTTGGCCCTCCTTCAGAAGGCGGATTAGTAGCCGATCCTCCGGCAACATTCTCCGTTTCCGTTGGAGTAGTCAGTTTGCCTTCACTAGCCAGAACGGCTACTGTGGCATCCTCAACCGTATATCCAGCCAACACTTTCTCTTTAATCTTCTCCTTGAAATCTTTGGCCCCAGGATATTTATCGGTTGCGTTCGAGAAAGAAGAGTAGAACTCAACTTCCTTTTTAGCGGAATCTCGTTCGACTTCAAGCTTTTGCTTTGTCTTTATGAGTTCATCCCGCTCCTGGGAAGTCAGCTTAACCTTTTTTGAAAGTTCTTTGATTCTTTTCTCGACCTTGTTATCAGAAGTTTCATCTAAATCTACATCGATGTCTTCTGAATCTTCCTCTGAAGTTACTTCTATGTTTTCGTCAGCCATTTTATTTACATTAGTGAGAGAGGCGAATCTCACACCAAGAATCAGTTGTTAATTTCATCGCCTATCAGGTGACTATCCCAATAAACGAGTTATGTTTGAGAAGCCGTAAAACGCTTCTCGTGGGCACGCGAGCAGTTGTATGAGTTGCACCATACTATCAGTTTATTCGGATTGTCTGGATGCGCCGCGATGTTGAGAACACTGTGATATATGACATCATCAGGATTCTTAGTCTCATCGCAGTAAGAACATCTCAACTGCCCAATTTCTCTGAAGTGCGGGCACAACTTATACTGATGTTCGGAGGGAACATTCTTGTCCATTACTCCGCACCATTCACAGATACCGCCACGAACTTGAGGCCATCTCCTCGTAACAGGCACTGTTTTTGACCCTTGCCTTTCAATCATCATCGGTTCTATCACCACCCGCGCGCTTGGTGGTATAGTCGGTCCTGGTTCAGGAGCACTTTGAGGCACCGTCCCCGGGTTTTTGTTTTTCATGGTAAGAACTTATTGTTTTTCTCGACCCTTTAATTGCTGTTTGATTCTCTCTAGCTCCAATCTATATGCTTCGCTAAACTTCCTGAAATCGGCATATTTTGAGATTATCGCTATCGCTCCCTGCAACCAAGCTACTTTTTGATTATCTTTTTCATTGCATAGCTGATTAACAAAAGAGTTCAACGAATCCTTAAACACCTTTTCTTCAAGAAGTCTGTAGTAGTTGGACTGGCTAACCGCATCTATCGCTTCAATAATTTCTGTCAGCTCTTCCAATCTTTTTCTGAGTAGTGGAGTGTTATCTATCTGATTCTCTTCTTCCAAGAAATTCTCAATAAGTTTTGAGTTGTTCATTAAGAAGTTGCTGACTGACTATTAGCCATGACCGTTACTCTCTCTGAGATAATGCTAGTAACCGCGGCTGTGTAACGAAGGAAAATCCTCGCATTACGGCCGAGAATCGGAAGACCAGATACCTCAAGCTGTCCTAATCCTGAAGCAGGAGACTGCCCAATCGCTCCATATACACTTCCGAAACTTTGAACGCTGCCGGTAGCTACCACAGATGGTATGACAACTCCAGTTCTAACACCAATTCCTATAACTGGAGTAGAGAGCCATTGTGCATTTGTCGCATTGGCGTTTGAGACAATGCTTGTCCTTGCCACATCATACCAGGTAGCGCCTCCATCATCTGAAGTCTGCAATACCGCCGAAGCTCCGCCTGCCATTACGGAAGCCGTGAATTTGACCACAATGTTGTCGCAATCCTGCGGAATAAGAAAAGCATTGGCAACTCCGCCAGCCGTAGAAGCAGGCCCAGTAGCATTTACTGTGCTGTTGTTGACATCTAACAATGTCGTTAAAGGTAATCTTATTGCCATTGTTTTAACTTAGTTAATTTTATCTTTCGACCCTTTAGTTAATGCCGCGACAGCTTTGGTATAACTTCTTTTGGCATTAAGCGAATGCTCGTTTAACTGCTTTTTTCAGCCTACGATGTTTTGCAACTCCTTTAATCGTTCCCTTATTCTCACTTGCATAAAATACCTTTTTCCCCTTCTTACTACCATATTCTTTCATCATAGCGTGCATTATCTTCTCCCCCTTTTTTGTCATTGGCATATAATTGAAAACGCCAAGTTCTTGAAAGAATTTGGCGTCGCTTATGGCTTTCTCGCCTATTTTTATTTTAACCTTTCTTACTTGCTTGTCAAGCAAAAACTTTGCCCAACACGGAGGCAACTGGAATAAACTGCATAATTCTATGAGTTATTCTGAACTCTTTGGATATCTGAGCGTTATTTTTAATAGTCACAGACATTCTTGTACCATTCTGGTTGATTGCTATCTGCATAACATCATACGGTTTTAGCTCACTTATCAATCTCAGTAACTCTAACTCGTCTTGATTGAAGTCCATTAGAACTCTGCCGTTAAAACACTTCCATTCCCCGCAAATGTCTTATAAGCAACTGCGGGATACAACCCTAACTCCCTGTTTATTCCTTGGATACTTCCTGTTTGGGGATTTGTCGCGATAGGAACAACGAATCTCCTAACGGTGTTTACTTGCACTATATGATCCCAGTTTCCCGTTGCGACAGCAGTCAAAACACTTGTACCTGCAACCGAAGAATTTACTGTTGCCTGACTCAACCACTTCATCGCTACATGTTGATTAACAGCGGCAACCTCAAGTTCAGTCGTATCATGTCCCAGCAATAGAATAGAAGAAGCGGAAGCATTTTCTTTCGTAGTTCTTACAAGTGCTAATTTCGCAGGCGGGTAATCATGCTTTGGTTCATCATTCTTATCTCTGGGCAGTTCTGGTGAATAATTTCTCATACTGTTTGTTGATTTGTTTTTTGTAATTCAGTCTTAAGCGGTGAGGCCGCAGCTTCAGGCGACCTTCTCTCCGCGCCGACCTTGAGTTGCTTCTGTAATCCTTGCTGAAGCATTTGCTGTCGCGCTTGCTGTTCTTGCATCATATCACTTTTTTTCTGTCCAGCCAATCGCTCCTCATGCTCGGCTATATGAAACCAGCAAGCAAGCGTCTTGGGAAACATAGCCCTATGAATGTACAAATGATTCTCATGATTATCGCCTTCTCCAGTTGGCACATAATTATCTTTAGCAAGGATTTCATTCTCTTCTTCAGCTCTTAACTCATCAAGCGTCTTGGGGAATATGGTCTCTATCAGCGAGGGATCATCAAGAAACTTCGGGAAGAACACATGCTTGTTAAAATTTCTCATTCCTTCTAGGCCTATAGTCTGGGCTAATTGAGGATATAGCTGCATCATGTCTCTTCTCACTACTAACTCCTTAAACTCGGCTTCTTTTGCCGAATACACAAATATACCTGGTGGAAAATCAGTGTTAAAGTCTTTCAAGTCTACTTCCCTTGATTCAACTCCTTTTACACCGACTATATTCGCTATCTTAGTTTTAAGGTCTTTGGCATTTCTAGCATAGCGGTGAAACCAATGGCTCCAAAATTCAGATTCTCCGAATTGAATGACTTTTGACTGAAGGGATTGAGCCATATCATTCAACTGCTGCGTAATAGCAGCTTCCGTTGCAGTCTGCTTTTTCCCCGGCAATGGCTGCATCACTGTTCCTGTTCCCACCGGCTCATTAGCCTCTTGCGTCAAAAGAGAAATGAACTGTATCAGTCCCGCGGACATCGGGTCTTCCGTATTCAATGGCCATACCGCATCCGGGCCATCCATAGGAATATGCTGATTTATCTGCCTCTGGAAAAACTGACTTATATCTCTAACCTTATCTGGATTATATCCATAAATGGGATTTGCCCTGTCTTTGGCCGCAATAAAGGCAAGGTTGAGCAATACTGACTTTGCTCTATGCTTGTCTTCTAATAAATCGGCAAGTGAGAAAACTACAGATGAATGTGGTTCGCGGAATGCCTCTTTAACTACTATGGGCCATTTTGAGGACTCATCCTCACCATCTTGTAAATCAAGTTTCTGCTCATACAGGATTTTATCCAAACCCTTGTCCAGCCAATAGACTGTCTTATCTCCTTTGTCATCATATCCATAAAACTCAAGTATCTGATAAACATCTCCCGCGACCGTGTCTATGGGCGGAGCTGTGACTTTTTTAGCCGCATCTCTTTTAACTTTATAATCCCACAAAT